CAATGAAGGCACAGTAGATAGTATAAAAACACAGCGATATGCTATCAATACACCAACCCCGAATGATATTATTTACGGGATGTCTGCTGTGATTAGTAATATAGCAACAAAATTAGAAATTGTTAGTTCTACTTTTGAAGATAAAAAAGTAGTCGAAGAAGAAATACCCGATCCTGACAGTAGGTTTGGTATACTATATCGAAATGATAATTTAGGTATAGACTCTATTAACACAGGATTTTTTGTAATGTTTAAAGAAGGAACATTATCCTTTTCAGATTTTCAAATTGCAACACCTATAGAAAATCAAATATTAGACATCGCTACAAATAATATTAATGAAAGTGATGTATGGGTACAAAATATATCAGAAGCAGGCACCATAACAAAAGAATGGACCAAGGTTGATAACCTAGTAGGTAACAATATTATTTTTAATTCGTTACAAAAAAGTATTAGAAAAATATTTAGAGTTGTGTCGCGTGATAATGATCAAATTTCTATTAAATTTGCAGATGGTAGATTTGGTGACGTTCCAACAGATATTATTAGAGTATGGCACAGAGTAAGTACAGGACAAAATATAATTGCTCGTCCTGTAGATTTAACAGAAAAAACAGTAGCAATTCCGTATGTTACTAAAGCTGGCGAAAGTGAAACACTAACATTGACATTAAGTTTACAATCTACAGTTAGTAATGGTAGTGCCAGTCAAAGCATAGCAGACATTCAATTAGCCGCACCGTTAGTATATGCAACACAAGATAGGATGATCACGGCGCAAGATTATTCTGTTTATCCATATTCAAATGCAGCTAATGTTAAAAAGATTAGAGCAATTAACAGAACACACAGTGGGCACAGTCGCTATAGCGATATCAATGATCCGACAGGAACATTTAAAGATTTAGATATATTCAGCGACGATGGTTTTATATATAAAGAAGATAAAGAAAATCGTTCTACTATAGCATTGCCTTCGCTTAAAACTACAAGGGAAATTGCAGAAAAAGATATTGCAAATCAAATTAGAGATGAAGAATTAATTAATTTGTATTATGATAAGTTTCCTATTATAACTGCAACAACAGCAAATATTACTTGGAATCAAGCAGGCACTGGCGGTAATTTAAGTACTGGCTTTTTTACTTTAAGTAGTGTAGTACAAAAAGTGGGCGATACAAGTACAATAGATACTAAACATTTTAGGAAAGGATCATTAATAGAATTTAAAGCACCTACCGATCATTGGTTTTCACAAGACGGCACTACATTAATTAGTAGTGTTGCGAGGCCAGTGGGTGGTCATGCAACTATTTGGGCAACAATTTCAACTGTAGATGGTAGTGGTTTGGGTGTTATTGATTCATCAGGAAACTATACCGGTCTTACAGTGCAAGGCAATGGTACAATTGGATTAAACAGAATAATACCTGCAGGTACAATAGGTAATCTTGTAACTGTTAACAGATATATTCCACGTTATAATTCTACTTTTATAGCAACAGAACTAACAGCAATTATTGCTCAATTGGATTTAAAAACTAACTTTGGAATAAGATATGATTACCTATTAGGAACATGGCATGTAGTTCTTGCTACTAATTTAGGCACCGGTTCTTTTAGTTTAACAAAAGCAGGTGATGCTACAAATGCTAATTTAGATAATAGTTGGTTAATAAAAATAGAATATACTACAAATCAATATACTATTGTTACTAGAATTATGCGGTATGTATTTGGTAGTAAATTAGATGTTAGATTTTTTAATACTCGTTATCTAGAATTACTAGATAGTCAAACTTTAAAAAAGAAACGTGATGATATACTTGTTTTAGGTATTAATACTCAGCCAGCATCTGTAGACGCAATGAATGAAGATTTTAATTTTAAAATTACTAAAAACTTTGTATTTGCAGATGGTTACGTAGATCCTACTAAAGTAATGATTACAATAGCAGATCCAGAAAATGATCTTGTACCAAATGATCCAGAAGCATTTTTGAATCTAGTAGGAACAACAACATTAGATTTAACAACAACAATATTCGATAAAAATGAATATACAATACCTGCTGAAACAGGAGATGTAATAACGGCTACATATGCTGGACGAAAAAATTTAAAATTCCATTGGAAACATATTGCATTAACAAATATTAGAATTGATCCAAGTGTTACAAATATAATTGAAACGTATATATTAACTAATAATTATGATATTGAATATAGGAAATGGTTAGAAACAGATGGAAAGGAAATAACGCGGCCTCTTCCTGCTAATCCAGCACAATTAAAAATAGACTATGCCGCATTGGAAGGAAATAAAGCATCTAGCGATCATATTTTATATTTTCCAGGAAAGTATAAGGTTTTATTCGGCGCAAGTGCAGTACATGGTTTAAGAGCAAAATTTAAAGTTGTTAAGGCAACAGGTACATCCTTAACAGATAATGAAATTAGAGCTAAAGTAATTGAAAAAATTAATGAATACTTTGCATTAGAAAATTGGGATTTTGGCGAGATATTTTATTTTACAGAAATGAGTACATATATTCATAAAGAATTAACAGGACATATTGCGTCTATAGTTATAGTACCGCAAGATGCTCCGTCTTTGTTTGGTAATTTATTTCAAGTTACACCTGAACCCGATGAACTTTTTATAAGTTCTGCAAAGGTAGCTGATGTACAAATTATCGATCAAATTACAGCAACTAATTTAAGAATAGGTATTAGTACGACATGACAAAAGATTTTAAATCAACAGCAAAAGCTATAGATAAAAATTTAACTATTCCAGGTAGAACTGGTCACGATCTTGGTTATAGAAAAACCGTCGAACATTTACCTGACTATTTAAAATCTAATGTTAATAAAAAATTCCTAGACGGTACATTAGATCAATTAATCAGTAATGGTAGCGCAGTACGAGTCAACGCTCATTATGGTAGTAAAAAAGGATTGGTTAACAACGGTGTTGATATATATCATGATGCTAATTCCACACTTAAAAATCAATACCAATTTGAACCTGCTATCACTAGTGACTATAAAGGAGTAGATGAACCAGACTTACATATAACATATGATGATATAGTTAATAAATTAAAAATTGATTTAGAATTAAGTGATACAGATACATTCGATCATAATAAAGTTTTTAATACTGATAATTTTGTATGGCGACCACCTATTGATGAAAATAAATTTGTTAACTATAATTTATTTTATTGGTTAGAAGCAGGACTTCCTACTATTGAAATAGACGGTAGTTTTAATCCTGCCACAACAATTGTAGGTAAAGAATTTTACACTTATACAAGTGGAACTAAAAAAATTGCTCTACAAAATGGCATGAAAATTAAATTTGGTTCTACTATTACAGCTGCCTATCCCGAACATACGGGTAAATTTTACATCGTTGAAGGTGTTACAGATAGTATATTTTTAATAGATTTATCAATTACCCCATGGATAGGTACGTATACATTTGATGCTTCTATAGATACAACAGAACAAGCATATTGGGATTTAATTGATTTTAATGCTAATGAAAATGTTCTTAATATTAAAGAATATTTGGTAATGCAACGTGGAGCAAGAGATAAAAATATTTGGTCACGCATAAATCAATGGTACCATATTGATACCATTAATGATATACTTGAATTTCTAGGTAAAACTGTTGCAGTAAGTTCAATGGAAAAACGCAAAGCAAGACGGCCAATTATTGAATTTGAACGTAACATACAATTATACGAGCATGGGGATTTTAGTAGAGCACCTATTACATATACAACAAGTACAATTAATGATCCGAGAAATTTCATAGGTACGACTAGTGTTATTATTGACGGTATTACTTTTGCAAATGATGAAACAATTTTATTTACGAATGTAACAGAAGGAAGTGCTATTCCTACGCATGATAATCGTATTTTTAAAATAGGCGGAGTAGGTACAAGTGTCACACTAACAGAAATAACAGATTCACGCGATGGTACAGGTACACCAAGTCTTGGGGAAACAGTTATAATACAAGGACGAGATTTAACTCAAATTGCTCTGACTAATCAAGGTCGTGAATATTATTTTGATGGTACTACATGGACAGTAGCTCAACAAAAAACAAAAACTAATCAAGCACCTTTATTTGAATTATATTCAGATACAAATTCTAAATTAAGTAATACTTCTTTATTTCCTTCAACAACTTTTACAGGAAATAAACTATTTTCCTACGTAGAAGGAACAAGAACAGATGTTGAATTAGGATTTAAAACAAAATATGGTATAACAGAAACAGATAATCTTTTAAATAAAAACTATCAAAATTTAGTTTTTAATTGGGACCAAGGTACAGAAAGATATCTTTGGAAAGAACTTCCTCTCCAAATTAAAATTGAAGGTTATTACTATTTTTATAATTATGGATACGAAGAGTATGATAATAGTTGGAAAAAATCTAATACTAGATTACCCGTTACTAAAAATATTAAAATAGCAGACGAAACATCATTGAGTGTCGATTTAGTTGACATATATGGAATAACAAATGTACCAGAGTATTTTGTAACATGGGATGATACAAAATTTACATGGTACCTTAAGGAAGCCGATGGTGGATTAACTAGCATACATCCAATGCATGGAAATAATCCAGAAGTTTTTATTACGCAAGCACAAGATCATAAAATAGAATTTCATCATCCGACAGAATCATTAGTAATAGTACATCCTGATAGTACAGTAACAACTATAACAGATGGTACAGTTACATTAACTCCGGCTGATACAGATTGGGTATATACATATCGCAATAGTACATCAACAGCAAAAGGAAAATTATATGCTTTAGATGAAGATACTGGTATAATCGATCATGATTTAAATCAAAGAGGTGGTGATTATTATCCTAAGGTATATTATAATGGTAGATTAGCAATACCAGAAATAGATTGGAAATTAACAGGTTCTACAGTTACGCTTCCAATAAATGATGATCCATGTTTAGATGATCCACGACAAATAATTACAGCATTAAATGAAAATGATATAATTGATATTAAATGGCATACATTTAATCCTAGCAAGGAACGTTATGATGTTGGTAATCAAATACAAGCTAATCCATTAAATGCTGAACCAACAGAAATAAGTTTTCATGAAATATTTGATCACTTTGGTGAAATTATTTTAAATTCTAAAGGAATGTACGGAGAATTATCACATCCAGGAATAGGATTAAATCCCGGTAGTGACGGAAGAGCAACACACCATATAATTAAACAAAATGTTCAAGGTAAAATTCATCAACATGTATTTCCTGCTGTCCTTAATGCTTTTCTGTTAACAGATAACAATTATGATACTGTTAATAGTATCAGATATGTTGCAGATGAATGGGAAAGATTTCGTAACAAATTTACTAACACTGTAAAGAAAGTAGTTGATACTTCGCCTACTGGAACTACTGTTAGGGATATAGTCGATAATACATTAACACAATTGAGTATTGGTAAAAATAGTAACTTTATTTTTGCACATAGTCATATGGCATTTTATACTAACTATGACGATCTAACATATACAGCTGATGGTATATTAGTAGAGTTTACCCACGGTGGTACTATTAGTACCAACGAATATAAAAATCATGTTTATGTTTACGTAGATGATGTACTACAACGTAGTCATGGCATTGAATATACTTTAAAGGATAATGTAGTTACATTTAGTACTGCACCAGCATCCGGTAGCACAGTCTTAGTAAGAACTGTAAGTAGTGATAGTGTAAGTTATATTCCTACTTCACTTCAAAAAAATGGACTATGGGCAATATATAAACCAGAATCATCAGGCGGTAATATACTAACACACGATGGTATTAAAATTCCTGTAACAGGAATTACAGATATAGATAATGCTGTATTAGAATTAGAAAATAGAATTTATAGTAATATTGCTGACGAACATTTCCATCAGGGCGACGGTACTTTAATTGAATTATATAATCAAGATTATTATGATATTATACCGGGCGCAAAAAGATCTACATGGGCATCACGTGACGACTGGAATGATATACAAGAAGATAGATTTAATAGTTGGGCACATGAAAATAGTGTTAGTATAAGCAATACGGCATTTAAAAATACCAATTACACAGCAGGTGATCCGTTAACACATAATTATAGTTCTTTAAATATGCCAGGACATATTCGTGGAGTATTTAATTGGTTCTATGATACAAAAACTCCCGATACAACACCATGGGAAATGTTAGGATATATACAAAAACCCGAATGGTGGGATACACATTATACATGGCTAGATACAACAAATGGCGGCGATGATGCTAAACGAACTGCAATGATTTCTGCACTTAAATTTGGAATGAAAGGTGTCCCTGGTAGTTTAATTCAAGTCAAGCAACGAATTCGTTCAGATTTTATTACACCTGTAGGAGTAGACGGTGTATTATTAAATCCAGTTACAACAGGTTTAGTTACAGCACCTAGTACAGTAAACGCCCAAGCAGATTTTAAATTTGGCGATCTTAGTGATGTAGAATTAACGTGGCAGAACGATGAAAAATTTCAATGGGCAGTATTAGAAACACTTATTAAATTTCGACCAATTGATTTATTTAAATTAAAATGGAATATTACTGATACAATAATTATCAAGGAAGAGTATTTAAATAATGTTACTAGAAAAAGAGTACGTCCAGAAGACATGGAAGTACATTTAGAATCAAAACCCGGCGATGATCCCGAAGATTGTAGATTTACAACCGTAGCTAATGTTTTAAATCAACGTAGCGGTATTAACAATTTATTAATAGAAAACGTACATAATGTAGATGTTACAGAACCTATAAATTTCATAAAGTTTATAGAAGTATTAAATGTTAGGTTATCATTTAAATTAGAAGGATACACAGATAAAAATTCTACCAGACTGGTTGTAGATACTTTGGGCGTAACTAATGAAAAGTTCGTACCAGAAGAAGATTTTCATGTACACTTTTATAGAAGTGCTCCGTTAAAACAAGTTAGTATAAGTGGAGTACGTGTTATTTTCAATGGTACTGCATTTGAAGTACATGGTGGTGATACTATTTTATCTTCGTTTAACGTAACTGAAAGTAATAAAATGGGATCATCTCAAACTGTAGAAATATTAAATACTTCTCCTACTGTTACAGTTACAAAATATTTAATAACAACTGGTACTATATTAAAAATACCATACGGCGCAGAATATACAAGGATAGAAGATGTATATGATTTTCTAATTAATTTAGGTAGGTATTATGAAAGTATAGGTGTTGTATATAAAACATATGATCCTGCAGGTACTGAGGGGTATAATGATTGGAATAAGGCGGCTAGTGATTTTGTTGCTTGGGCCAAAAATAAAACAGTAATTGTTACAGGCGACGAAGTATACCTTTCCCCACACAGTAAAGAATTAATATTCCGAGATGCTAATAAACGATTTATTGATCATGCAGTTAGCAAAGTCAATGAAGTATTTAATATTGCTGACAAAAATGGTAATAGAATTAATAGCAAGTATATTGATGTTAATAGATTAGATGACATATCACAAGGAGATACACCTGCAACACGGGAATACGAATGTGTTATAACTTCTTTAGAAGAAAATACAGAATTATTTTTTGTACGATTAAATGTAATTGAATATGATCATGTTATAACTGTTAATCGTTATACAGTATTTGCAGATATTATATATAATACATTACTTGCTTTAAGATTAGATAGAATAAAATTTATAGGGCAAAAAACAGGAGACTGGACCGGACTTCCAAAAGGTGCTGGTTATATTGTTACAGATACTAAACTAATTCCTAACTTTGAAAAAACAGTCAATGACATTGATAGAGGGTATTTTGCTACTGAAGAAACTGTTTTAAATCAAGCACTTATAGATGCTAGTAGAGCAACATTAGGGTACAATACAAAAGAATATCTTAAAGACTTGCTATATAATAAAGATGTTGCATTTGAATTTTGGAAAGGATTAATTCATAAAGCAGGTACACCTAGCGTTAATACTAACATTGGTAGAAGTACAGATATTAATAGTGAATTAACTGATGTAACTGTAGATGAAGAATGGATGTTTAAATTGGCAGATGCTGGTGCTACAGAAAAGAATTTGGTGTATGAATTTCAATTAAGCACGGACGAGGTTAATTTAGAACCACAATTAATAGAATTTCCATTAGATGCATCAGCAGATGGTATAACTCAAGACGAAGTTCTATTTGATGAAAAAGTTACATTATCCCCAAGCGATTCTAGATGGGTATATAAACCAACTGACCGCATAGAATTTCCGGTATTAACAGACGCCGAATATAATGCAACTAATTTATATTGGCCCGGTTTGCCTTTATTAGATGAAACAACAAATCAAATTGTACATGAAAGAGATTTAGAAACATTATATGAATCAAGTAAATTTGAATTAGATTTTTATAATAAATTTAATGATTATTTTGTTGGTGATATAATTAGGCACGAGGGTAAAGTTTATACAGCAAAAACCGATATAGCAGGAAATGCAAGTAATACATTTACTGCATCACAATGGACAGAAACAGCAGAACCATATAGACCCGTATATTGGATTGCAAAAAAGACTATTGCTGCCGGAGAATTTCCAAAATATTCCGGTGGGCAACCAATGGTGTATAAAGCATTTGATACAAGTATAAATGTTGCCAATATTGGCAAGGGTGTTACTACAACAGATAAATTAGAAATTACAACGGTGGCCGCACATAATTTAATTGTCGGAGATTATTTTATACTCTTAGGAACTACAACACGACCCACTACAGATGGTATATTTAAAGTAGATAGTTTAGCAACAGATATTACCGGAACACCAGAAGATGAATCAACAACTGTATTTTATATAGATTCGTATACAGATACTAATACTTTATTTGGTAAAATATTACCATTAATGCCTGTTATGTTTGATACATGGGCACAAATGGAAGCAACAAAAACCAACTTGCGATATAATTGGCAAGTAGGAGACATTGCGTATACAATCGATACTGCTTATAAGTGGACCGGTGCTGAATTTGTAGCATTTCGTCGAAGTTGGATAGGTTATCATAAAACATCTAGAGTTAATACCAAGTATTTTAATAATACTAACAAAATTTATAATCCAAAAACAAAGCAACAATTACTAAAATTTGAAACATTCGATCCAATAAAAGGAGTTATTCCAGGAATAGCAGAGCGTGAAATTGATATTATTGAGTTATCAGATACAGCAGTTTATACATTTTCAACAGATCGGAGTGGAAATATAGACGATAGAAATTTTTGGGAAGAACATAAAGTAGGTATAACTTGGTGGGATATTTCGTCTGCAATATATATTGATTATGAACAAAGTACTAATATATATAAACGAAATAATTGGGGTAAATTATTTCCGGGTGCAAGTATAGATGTATACGAATGGGTAGAATCACCAGTTGAACCGTCTACATGGGAAAGTTCTGCAGGTACAACAGTTGACGGAATTGCTATTAGTGGAACTCCTTATACATTTATAAATGAAGATGAAGAAACAGTATATAGATATAGTACAAAACAAAAATCAGTGCTTACTGGTACAGAACATCCAGATATTCGATCATCATATAATAATGATCCATTACAATTAAAAACATTTTATTATTTCTGGGTTAAAGGAAAAACAAGCCTACCTAATAATCTAGATAGAAATTTAAGTGTTGCTACTATTGCTAATTATATTACATCTCCTACTACATTTGGATTACCATGGTTAGCTCCTATAGATCAGTATGCTATGATCATATCGGGATTTGGAGATGTATTTAACGATAAAGATGCAATTTTTCAAATACGATTTGGTGAAGAACAAGAGGTCCATTCAGAATTTGTTTTAATTACAGAAAATGATAATAGAGCTATTATTCCTGAATTTTTCCATGGACGAATGAGAGATAGTTTAACACAATTTTCGACAGTTGAAAACATTGTTGATTTTGTTACATGGCAACCAAGTGTTAATTATAATAAAGGACAAGTAGTTTTTTATAATTTAGAATATTATAAAGCAACTACTAATATAGCAGGAACATTAACGTTTGCCGCAGCTACTGGCTGGAATAAATTATATGATGTTGTAAAATATGATACTGATTCTATTGTTATTAAAAACTATGGTAATGTACCAGACTTAACTTTACATAAACTAAATCAATTTGGTAATAAAGTACGTCCAGCACAAAGTTGGTATGAAGATATTACTACTGGAAGACGAATATTTATAGAAAAAGCTAATATGCTTCTTAAGGAAATTAATTTAATTGATAGTCTTGTTGATTGGGATAGAACTATAGGTACTACAATAACTCGTGGTGCAATAAGTTATAATTTAGCAGATTATTGGAATTATGTAGATTGGAAAGATTCGTCTTATACAGAGCAAGTACCCGATAAAGATATAGCAACTAGAAAGATATTAAACACCGAACCGGTAGTATTGAATAATATTATAAAAGTATTAGATGATGGGACTGGCCGATATGAAATATATAGAGGAGAAAGTACTGGTTGGGTACTAGTACAGAAAGAAAATGCAACAATTGAATTAAGTTGTAAACTTTGGGATGGTTATTTAGATTGCGGCGGTTGGGATATTTGCACATGGGGCGGCGCATTTAGCTCCGAGTGGGATAGATTTCCTTCATATCAGTTATTTCAAATTATAGATGCATTAAGAAATGATATATTTATTAGTAATTTCAAGTATGCATACAATAAATTATTCTTTACAATGATAGACCAGGCATTAGTTGATCAAGTACAAATAGATTGGGCATTTAAAACAACATATGTTCAACTTAAAGTTAATACAAACCTTGCAATTAAAGTTAATTTATATAAACCAGAAGTATCTGATTACATTGTAGATTATATTAAGGATGTTAAACCATATCATACAAAGTTACGAGATGTATTTCATGTTAAAGATTACATAGATCTTGCATGTATTACAGTTACAGATTCTGATACCAAAAAAATAATAATCAAATTTGATCGTACTGGATGTGGTTGGGATTCTTATATACAAAATCCATGGGATGCACATTTTGATGGTAATCCTGCTTGGGATAGAGGCCGGTCCAGTAGATGTGATGATTGGTGTAAAGATTTAATAGATGCAGGCAATTGCTTTGGAATAACCGAACCAGGATGGGATAATACTTGTCGTGGTTGGGATACACATGCATATGATATAACAGATAAATCTGTATTAGAAGATCTATATATAGACCTAATTTATAATGCAAGTGTATTTGGATTAGATCCTACTTTAATAGAATATATTCTAGAAGGTGGACAATTTATACAACCAAATAATACATGTTATCCAGAAGAATTAGTTCCAGTTATTCCTTATGATGCGGTTGATATTCGTGTACAAACCAATACAACTGGTTCGACAGTTGATGCAAATACTAGAACTTTCCAAATGTTTAAAGACGCTATTGACTATTTCCATATTCATAGAGTTGATAATACTGCTGGTAAAACAGCACTAGCATTACCAATAACACAACTTTCTTCTGAGATAGAAATTACATCAGGTGGCAGGCTTAATTTAACACAACCAGATGTTGAAAATAATGTACCAGGTGTTGTTTGGATAGGCACAGAAAGAATAGAATTTTGGGAATTAATAGCAAGCACAAATGATATAATAAAGGGAGCAATCCGAGGAACAATGGGTACTTCTGCACAAGATCATTTAACTAGTGCAGTTGTAGTAGACGGCGGCAGACGACAACAAATTCCAGGCGTACCAAATTATTGGGATTATTTAAACACAATTGACTCGTCTGTAACTGCATTAGCACATACACATACAGCATTCAACGATTTGGGTGTAGGATTACAAGCCAGTACAAATGCAGAAGCGAATTTTATTAATGCAACAACTGGCACAAATTGGTAAACAAGGTAGTTAACTACTGATATAAATAGTATAGATCAGGATGAATACAAAAAATGGCAAATAGTTTTAAAGATGAAAGTATAGTAGGTGTAGATGGTTATATTAAAATATGGGATCCGAATTCGGGCGATATATTTGTTAATAAACACAATGCTGTACATCCAGAAAATTTTAGTACTGCTATTGCTAGTGCATTAGCATCTTTACTAATTTCAGGCACAGCAACTACAGCCAATACCATATATGAAATGCATTTTGGTAATGGCGGTACTACTGTATCGGGAGCAGGAGTTGTTACATATAAATCACCCAATGTCAATGTTACAACAGATGATTTATATAACAAAACATATTATAAGGTAATTGATGCAAATGATACCGTAAATAATTTAGATCCTGCAAATAATTTCATGCTAGTTTCGCATACTGCTGGTACAACGTTTACAGATGTTATTAGTACGTGTACATTAGATTATGCCGAACCTGCAGGACAAGACGTATTAGATAATTCAACTGATATGGAAGCAACATTTATATTCGATGAATTAGGATTAAAAAGTAAAGCAGCTACATTAGGTGCTGGACTACTATTAACACATGTAACATTTCATCCTGTACAAAAAAGTGCTAATAGATTAATTCAAGTTGTTTATACATTAAGAATTAGGGTAGGATAATATAAATAATTATAAACTGCTATAATTAATAGAGGAAAATAAAATATGGCATATGATATTAACAAACGAGACGGAACATTACTTGTTTCTGTCGCGGATGGAACTTTAGATAGTACTACTAGTATAAAACTTGTAGGTAAAAACTATGTTGGATATGGTGAAGTAATAGCAGAAGATTTTGTTCATATACTTGAACATTTTGCTAATGCAACAGAACCAACCAATGCAATAAAGGGTCAATTATGGTTTGACACTACTGCTAATAAGATTAAAGTTCGCGATAATAATAATAACTGGAAAGAACTAGGTCAATTAGTTGCCGGTACTACTGCACCTTCAAGTGCAGTGGCAACAACAGGAGACCTTTGGTTTGATACTACAGCAGGTAACCTTTTATTATACATTTGGAACGGTACAGCATGGCAACCAATTGGCGTAGGTAATAATAATACTTACGTAGGATATGTACTAATAACTGATACAGCAGCTGTTATACATGAATGTTTAGTTGATGTACATGATAAAAAGTACATGACTATTTCAAATGGTGATGCAGGTCCTTGGACACCGTTGGGTACAGAAGTACAACCCGATGGCACCACAACAGTTGTATCTGAATTTCCTACAATTAACAAAGGCATAAACATGACAAACGCAGTAACGCCTGCGTCTTCATCCTCAGAAGGTTATAAGTATCGAGGTACTGCTACTTCAGCTGAATATGCTGACGTTGCAGAAAGATTTGCCGCAGATTGCTGCCTAGAGCCAGGTGACGTTGTTGTACTTGGTGGTGAATGTGAAATTACAAAAAGTACTATTGAAAAAGATAGAACAGTAGTTGGAGTTATATCAGGACATCCTGCTTTTGAAATGAATGCAGGTGCTGGAGATAACATGTCACATCCATTTGTAGCATTAGCAGGGCGAGTTGATGTCAGAGTAATAGGCCTAGTTAGTAAAGGAGATAGACTAGTAACCAGTGATGTACCTGGTGTAGCAAAAGTAACAGATGCAGAGTTTTCCAATTGGGAAACAGTAATAGGTAGAAGTCTAGTTAATAAAGATACAGAAGAAGAGGGTCTCATTGAGATAATTGTGGGAGTAAAATAACGTGGCAATTGCAATAGGTAGCCTAATCACAGCTGCTGAATATAATGCATTAGCAACGTTAATTAACAAAGTATACGACGACATTTATTCAGGAGCAACACCGGTAGAACCGGTAGCAAACGCATCCACCATTGCGAACTATAAGTTTGGATGGGGTGGTACCGCTGTCACTGCTGTTTCAATAGGCGAATTAATTACTGACGAACAATTAAATAATATCATTTGTCGTGCAAACATTGGTGTGGATATAACAAACAATACACCAACAAATTTAACATACGTTGATCAACATATGTTAATTACTGCCGCAGATTGGACAACAGTAGATGCTGTATTAGATTTATTAATTACTAATAAAAATAATATGGACACTACTGAACAAACTGTTACAAGTCCAGCAACAGCAGGTAACGGTGTATCTAAATCAATTAGAACAACCGCATGGGGCATGGCACCAGCTGCCACTGCAATAATAGATTGTGTTTTTGATGTAGATTTTACTTCATATGATAAAGCACGACACTTTTTTAATTCAGGTGGACAACATCATATATTAGGATATGGATCCGGTGGCAGTACAGTTGCATATGGACAATGGATTACTCTTTTTAGCCAATTGGGCACAGTTGCAATTACTTTAGATAATACAACACAAACCGGCACAGGCGGCACATCAACAAACAAAGGATTTTATGATTGCATCGTGGGCGATCCTACTAATTTAAGTGCGGCAGAATGGACCTTGTTATTCACTAGTGGTTCTGGCTCAGGTGCTTATGGTTCATATGGTAGTTATAGTGGTGCATCCGGATGTTATGCCGCGTATGGCGGATATGCATCTCTTGGATTAAGAATATATGGAATGTTAAGCACTACCGGAGATAAATTTCATATTAAAGTAACATTAGATAATAGTGCTCTTTGTACAACAGTTGACGGCACAACAACAATAGAAATACAAGAACGTAAATTAAATAATCAAACTTGTACTACAACTACAACGGTTTCTACACCGTTTACTGTAAACCTAACGCCGTATGATCCTCAATATTCTATCGGTAACGCATTAGAATAATTAAATTTTCTTGACTTTTTTTAAAAAACCATATACAATATAGTAATACATATTCAATGGAGGTACAATCGTGGAAGATCGGCTACGTCGAGCCTTAGAATTCTCTAACTATAGGCAAACATTACATATTCAAAGAGAAAATGTAAAACAAAGATACAATAGTCAATTACAACTAATAGTTAATAGCGGTATATTTTATGCGGATAGAGAATTAATATCTTTTGTCAATGCATTAATAGAAACAAAGAATGATTCGGCAGTTGTAATTGATAGTAAAAATAATCCTATTAATATTGAAAACTTAAAAGAATTCAGGGGAGATTTATTAGAAGCATATCATCAGGCAAGTAATGAATTATATGCAGAACACAGACGTTTAAAGAAAAGTAGAAATGTAAAGGCTATAATAGAATGGGATCAACCGGAGGAGTAAAAACTGGTGTTTGTATGTTTGCATACAACAATACAGAAATAGATTATGCTAATTTAGCAATTATTGCCGCTCTTCATGTTAAGGCAAACATGACACATAAAGAAGTTGCGTTAATATGTGATCAAGGAACAGCCGACCATATAGAATGGAAATACGATAAAAAATTAATAGATACTGCATTTGATTATATAATAATCGATAATATCGAAAGTCCTTTTAAAAATACAAGAGTACATCATGACTCACCTTGGCACACATTTACTGCTCCGTTTAAAAATCAAAATAAACATCAAATATTAGACTATTCGCCGTTTGATAAAACATTATTAATAGATACAGATTATCTTATTGGTAATGCTAATCTAGATGCAGTATTTGATTTAGATACACCTTTGCAAATGTACAATAGTGCAATGAATCTAGAATTTAAAGACCCGCATCCAGATGAAATACGATTACGACATAATGGTGTAGATATGTGGTGGAGTACTGTTATCTATTTTGATAAAAGTGATTTTTGTAGATTATTTTTTGATCTATGGGGACATATAAGAGACAACTATGACTTTTATAAATTTAGATATGGATTTCCTGGACATTTATATAGAACAGATTATGCAGTATCAATAGCAGTTCATATTTTAAATGGAATGATTGAAAATGAAGGATTAATACAAACACTACCGGGAGAGTATATGCGTTATATGGATCAGAAAGATGACATAGTTAAAATACAAGACAAGAATAAGATATTATTTTTATCTAACAATAGACAAGAAAACTGGAAAGATTTATTAATACAATGTACTGATGAAAATATTCATGTCATGAATAAGCGATCGATCGATAGACATTCAGATCGATTAATGGAAATTTATTATGGAGGATAAGGGTGTTATAATTTTTGCACACAATAATGATAGTAGTGAACGTGATTATTTGTTTAGTGCGTGGGCGTGTGCAAAGACAATTAAAAATGAAAATGCAAATATTCCTATTAGTTTGTTTACAAAAGATAAAAATTTTATTGAACCACAACATATAGATATATATGATCATATAATAGAATTTCCGTTTGGTGATGCTGGGCATGAAGATAACAATACATTAACAAATCTTTATCAAATATACTATACGACACCGTATAAACAAACATTAGTATTAGACGCTGATACTTTAGTATTAGGAAAATTAGATGGTCTCTTTGCAGCTGCAAAAAGGCACGATTTACTTTTTCCTCATGCTATAAAGGATTTTAAAAATATTAAATACGACATAGATAATAAGATAGAAGCAAAAAATAATTTACCGCAAATCGAAACAAGTATCTGGTATTTTAATAAAACAATTATCGAAAGTATAGAACGTGACGCATCTTTTCATGATGATAAAGAACGTGCTGAAAAGATTGCTAGAGGTGATATTAAAGTAACAATAGAAAATAATATAGAACCTTTTTTTAATTTATTAGAATTATATCTCCGGGATCATAATATTGTATACGAACAATTTAAAAATGATAGACCTGCTGAATATGATAAAAATTTTCTTTTTAGTGTTGTTGTTGACAATTTAGATTTAGTAAATGATATTATCGATCATGATATTTTAACATATACAGATCTTTCTCTAATAGATGAAGACTGGTATAAAAATTTAAACTACTGGATCAAAGACGGAAAATTAAAAATAGAAAACTATAATGTAACCGGAATAATTCATTATGGTAAACACGCATTTAATTATGGAGAACTCGATCAACTTGCAAGACAAGGACAAATCTAATATTGAACTAGTTCCTAGTAATAAACAAAAAGATTTTTATGTATTTTATGATGAATACAATGGAAGTATTTCGGGTATTACTACACAAAAACAAAGTAAAAATCAAGATCCTTATATAATAGATACTACAGGTTTAGCAAAACAAATTTTAGAAGGTACAAAAGGCATTGGTAAATGTGCAGTAGGTTATAAAGATTACG